AGTGCTGGCGGCGTCAACTACCTGACGCTGACCAGCGCGCGAACGAACACCAATCCGACCTTCCAGGCCGCAGGTTCTGACACGAATGTCGGAATCGCGATCAAGAGCAAGGGGACTGGCGTAGTCCAGTTCTTCACCAACGGCGGCGAAGCGTTCCGGGTGGCCGCGAATCCTGCTTCTGTTGTCAATTTCGTACAAGCGGTCGGATCGGCGACTGGATCCGCTGTCGTCGTGAGCGCACAGGGCAGCGACACGAACATCGACCTGCAACTTTCGGCCAAAGGCACGGGCCTCCTCAAAACGGGCTATGCCTCGACTAGTGCGACGACGCCAGCCAACTTCACCGCTGACCGCTACTTGGCGATCAAAGACAGCACAGGCACCACCTACTACGTACCCTGCCGCGCATCACCGTGGTGATGGGAGAGAAAGGCTGACCGAATGTTGAACCAACGGGAACAGATTGCTCTGCAGCTCGGGATGCTTCTCATGGAAGGCCTCGAAATGAGGTCGCGTATTGAAGCCCTTGAAAAGCAGGTTGAGGCCGCGCAGAAGGTGCGGCCAACTGTGCCGGCTGAACCCGAAAGCCAAGCCCCCGCAGATCAATCGCAGGCCTAAGCATGCCGATCCTTACCCCGACGACATCTGCCGCAAGCCCAGCACCCGCGGCGTCCGGAACGGTATCGAACACGGCGATCGACGTCGCCACGGTGATCGAGCATGCGGTGCGCAAATGCGGCGTCCTTGCGTCGTCCATCACGGGCGAGCAGCTTCGCTCTGCGCGCGAGAACCTGTTTCTGATCCTTACAGGGCTGTCCAACCGAGGCGTGAATCTGTGGTGCGTGGAAAAGCAGGTGTTGCCTGTGACCGCGTACGACGCGAAGGTTCCGCTGTGGGCTGGCACGGTGGACATTCTCAATGCACAACTGCGCTATGGGACGTACACCCAAGCCACTTCCTACGCTGGCGCGACAGCATCGCTGACACTGTCGTCGGCGGCAGTCGTCTATAGCGCCAGCGTCATGATTCCAACATCGGGGACATACAGCCTCGTGCTGGAGTACAGCAACGACGGCGCGACGTGGGCCCAGGCGGGCTCCCTGGCCATGCTTCGTCCGTCCGCGGTCGGCGATCAGATCGGCGTTGATACTGACAACTTCGTCTCGGCGATCTATTGGCGCGTGCGAGAGACCGCGCTCAACGTGACCTTTGCTGCGGTGACGTTCGTTACGTCAGCGACCGAGATCACGATGGCGCCGATGAATCGGGACGACTACAAGTCGATGCCGAACAAGGGCTATGCCACCACGTACCCGCTCCAATACTGGTACGACAAGCAAACGAGCCCGGTCATCTGGCTGTGGCCGGTCCCGCAAACGAACGGCCCGCAAATCGTGCTGACCACGCAACGCCACATTCAGGACGTTGGCGGGCTGTCCAACACCTTGGACGTTCCCAAACGCTGGCACCTGTCGATCATCCACGAGCTGGCGGCAATGACCTGCATGGAACTGCCCGCAGCTCAAGTTCCGCCTGGACGCCTTGAGCAACTGACCGCACTCGCCCAGCGCTTCACAAAGGAAGCCGAAGACGGCGAGGTGGACGGTGCCCCGATGCGGATCGCTCCTTCGATCCGCGCCTACACCCGGGGCTGATATGCGCTACCTGAACACACGCGGGCGCTCGGCGCTCGCGGTGGCTGTATGCGACCGCTGCCGCCTGAAGCTGCCCTACGTGGCATTGAGCGCTGACCGCAATGCGCCGGGTCTGCGGGTGTGCAAGGACTGCAACGACGAGCTTGACCCGTACAGGTTGCCAGCCAGGCAGCCGGAAGACATCACGCTGCCGCACGCGCGGCCCGATGAACCGATCACGACCGCATCCGACACCTTCCCCTCGGGCGCCGTCGACGGCGAATACTGAACATGGGTTACACCAATCTTTCCGGCTCTTCTGTGCAGCCGGCGGATGTCGGCTACCGCGCTGTTTCGCTCGTAGCGAGCACGACGCTGGTATGGCCGCCGCAAAGCCAGAGTTCGACGGACTACGTCGCGCACGTCATGGACGTCACCGCGTCCAGCGCTTCGCTGTCCCTGAAGATGCCTGACGCGACCGCGCAGTCGCCAGGATTCGATGTGCTGTGGTTCAACCCTGGCGCCTACACCTACACGGTGCTGGACAATAACGGTGGGACCATCTGCACGGTCGCTCCCGGGCAGGCTCAGTACACCCTCCTTACCAGCGGGGCCACTGCGGCGGGCACATGGAAAGTGCTTCAGTTCGGCTCGACTTCGAGCGCGATTGCCGCTTCCGCACTTGTTGGCCCCGGCATCAAGGCAAGCGGGTCGTCGCTCTACGCCGCTGAGTCGCTTTCCTTCATCAGCGCGAACACCACGGTTCAGGTCGCCGACCGGACTACGGTATTTGTCTGGACCGGTGGTGCGGGTACGCTGACCATTCCGCTGTCGAACACTGTCGGTGCGGACTTCTTTGTTTCTGTCGTCAACCAAGGCACGGGCGCGCTGACCGTCAGCTGCAGCGGTCCTGACGCGCTGGATGGTGCATCCTCTCAGACGTTCCTGATCGGCGACAGCGCTGTACTTCATGCCTCCGGATCCGCCAACGCCTGGTATTCGGTGGGGCGAGGCCGGTCGACGCAGTTCAATTTCACGCTGCTGACCAAGTCGGTTAGCACTGGCAGCTATACGCTGACCCAGATCGAGGCTTCAGCAACGGTCCAGAAGTACACCGGTGCACTCGCAGGAAACGTGACCGTCATCGTCCCATCGACGGTGCAGGTTTACTACGTCAGCAACCAGACGACCAATGCGTTTTCGCTGACCTTCGCAACCAGCGTACTGGGCGGGGCGACGATCACTGTCCCGCAGGGGCAGAACGCGGTCCTGGCCTGCGACGGGACGAACGTCATCAACACGGCAACGACAGTCAGCGGGCTGTCTTCGCTGACGCTCGCCCAGGCGAACGCCGCAGCCCCATCGCTGACCTTTTCGGGCGATGCGACGACAGGCCTGTTCGCCCCCGGAACCGGGGCGGTTGCTGTGTCGGCTGGCGGCGCGGAAGTTGTCCGCTGGAACGCAACGGGGCTTGGGATCAAAAAGTCCCCGAGCGTAGCCCTGGACGTGAACGGGGCGGCGCAGACGGCGGGGAACGTCGGCGTCAACGTCGCGTCGTCAGGATGGTCCGGCACCACTGCCGTTGACGTTGGATCAACCGCTGCTCTGTCTAACTATTCCAGCGGCGCAAGCATTGCCTACAACGCCTACTACAACGGCACGAATTGGGTCTACAAGACCTCGGCTGCGGCTGCACTGTACAACCAGACCAGTGGTGGTTCGCATCAGTGGTCGGTGGCTGCCAGCGGGACGGCTGCGGCGAACGTTTCGTTCACCACCGCGATGACGCTGGATGCGAGCGGCAACCTGGGGCTTGGAGTGACCCCCAGCACTTGGGGCGCCGGGGTCAAGGTGTTCCAGACCGGGGCCTCCGGAGTTGGAACGACGGCGCTGTTCGACCTGAGCAACAACACGTTCCTGGCCAACGGCATTTACTACGACGGGACCAACTACAAGTACGTAGCCTCGTCTTTCCCGGTGGCTCGGTACCTGATGAGTTCCGGAGCCAGTACCTGGTCCTATGCGGCTGGAGGGACGGCGGGCAATCCCATCACGTTCAGTCTGGGAATGACCCTTGACGCCAACGGCTTCTTCGGCCTAGGTGTCACTCCGAGCGCCTGGGGAACCGGTACCAAGGTATTGCAAGCTGGTGCGGGTGGGGTCGGTAGTACCGCGGTCTGGGACTACAACAACAACACGTACTTCGGCAACGGCCTGTACTACGACGGGGCCAACTACAAGTACATCGCCAATTCGTTCCCTGTCGCTCGCTATTCAATGAGCGGCGGGACTCACACGTGGTCTTATGCGGCAGGCGGGACTGCTGGCGCAACCATCACGCTGACGACCGGGATGGTGCTGGACAGCAGCGGGCGCCTAGGTCTCGGGTTGACGCCCAGCGCCTGGGCTTCGTCGGCAAAGGTCATCCAGACTGGAGCCGGAGCTATCGGCTCGTCGGCCGTCTGGGACTACAACAACAACACCTACATCTCCAACGGGACATATTTCGACGGCGCGGCGTATCGCTACGTAGCCAACTCCTTCCCTGTGGCGATGTACAGCCAGTCGTCGGGTGGGCACCAGTGGTTCACCGCCGCTTCCGGGTCGGCAGGAGGCGCGCTCTCGCCTATCAGCGTGATGCAGATCACCGCGGGCGGCGTGATCCAGGACGGTGCCGGCAATGAGTTGGGCTTCAAAGATGTCCCGCCGAACAACCAGACCACGAGCTACACGGCGCAGTTGTCTGACCGTGGGAAATCGATCGACATCACGACGGGCGGCGTGACGATTCCTTCAGGGGTCTTCTCTCAAGGGCACACGTTCGCCATCACCAACAATTCCACGTCTTCGCAGACCGTCACCCAAGGTTCCGGCGTGACGCTGCGCTTTGCGGGGACCAGCAGCACGGGCAACCGTACGCTGGCAGGGTGGGGACAAGCGACCGTCAGATGCCTGGGCTCCAACGTCTTCCTGATTTCCGGGGCTGGCCTGTCGTGAGCGGCATTCAGACGATGTTGCTCGGCGGCGGCAGGTCAGGCGTGTCCGGCGGAAACCAGACGGCCGCATCTACTGCTGCCGGTTCGGGGTCATCGACTGCGAAAGTGGTCTTTAACAGCGATGGAACGACAACCAACAGTTTCACGGGCCTGAATGGGAATGGCTCGGCGGTTCATTCCTGGTTCTTGGGGGCGCCGTTGGCGGGTATCGGGGCCTCTTACTGGATCAGTTTCAATGGAGGCGCCTGGACGTCGCTGTCGTCTGGCGCCAACTCGCCGAGCCTCACCGGGACAAACTCCAGCACATCGTTCCCCTACAGCATCGCATCCGACTCCGGCGGGTCCAACGTGGTTGGAAGCGGGACCATTTTCCTCAACGTCAGCAACGGTCTCTGAGGACGCGATGCCAGACCATCAAAACGCGGGCGCAGCGGCGTCGAGCGGAATCCACCACCTTTGGGACTACTTGGCGGCACTCGGGGGCGGTTTGGTCCTTCACTTCAACGTATCGGCGTGGGTCCAGGCCCTGACGCTGCTGGTGCTTGCCACTCGGCTCGCGCTGAATGTTCGTGAGTGGTTCAGGGGGCGCAAATGAGCATCCTCAAAGACCTAGTGACGCTCGCAGACGGCGAGACACACGACATCGGCCGATGGTTCGCAGTACTGGCCGGCGGGAATGGTCTGTTCCTCGCGGCCTGGGACGTGATCCATAACGGCACGCACTTCGATGCTCAGGCCTACGGCATCGGGATGGGTGCGCTGGCCGCCGGAGTCGGCGCATTCCTCAATCTCAAGGCCAAGACGGAGCCGCAATCATGAGCATCACCTCTTTGCGCGACCAACTGATTCGCGATGAAGGGTGGGCCCGCGAGGCCTATCCCGACCCGCTCACGCACGGTGCGCCATTCACGATCGGCGTCGGCCATACGGGGCCGGAAGTGCACCAAGGCTTGCAGTGGACCGACAACCAGGTGGGGGCCCAACTAGATGCCGACATCGCGCATGCGACCGACGGCACGCTGCGCGCTCTGCCTTGGGTGGCGACGCTCGACCCGATCCGCGCCGCTGTGCTGTTCAACATGGCTTTTCAGATGGGCGTGGCCGGGCTGCTGGAGTTCAAGCACATGCTCGCCGCGACCCGCGACGGGCACTACGAAGACGCGGCCAACGAGATGCTGACCAGCACCTGGGCCAAGCAGACCGCGGGCCGCGCGCACCGCCTCGCGCGCCAGATGCAGACGGCGCAGTGGCAATGACTCTCACCGTCTGAAAGGGGCAAACCATGCAGATCACTGACATCCTCACGAACCCCATCGTCGTCGCTGTCGTCGCCCTCGTGGCCGGCATGCTGATTCACCGCTACGCCAGCAAGCAGGCGCCCGGCAAGGTCGCGCAGACCGTGCAGGCTGACGCATTCGGCATCGGCATGAAGTTCATCCAGGCCCTGGCCGACACGAGCGGGCATGACGCCGCCATCAATGCTGCGCTGCAGGCGAAGGCGCTGCAACTGGCGCAGCTCGACCACGTGCGGACCGTGCTGAACGGAATGGCCGCCGGCCCTCAGCAACCGCCGCAGCCGCCGTCCGCGTCGTGAAACTTGCCGACTTGAGGCCGAAATGGATTCGGCCCGCGCAGTGGTCAGCGCAGGCGGGTCCGTTCTATATCGGTGTTTCGTTCGACTGCCCTTGTGCGAAGTGCCGCGCTCCGGCTTGTCCGACTTGCGGGCACGCACCGGGAGCGCAGCGCTTGGCGGTCGGATTCTGGCCGCCGATTGATCCAGAAGGCATGCTTGGTCGATTGTTCAACATGCCAGATCAAGGCGGCCATCGTCGGGTTGCAGGCGACACATTCGATTCGTTGACTCTCGTACCGTCCATCGGCTTCGAATCGATCGGTCATTGGCACGGGCACCTCCAGAATGGGGAGGTGACATCGTGTTGAATTTCCTCGCCGCACTGCCGCAAGTGGTCACCGCGAAGCTCATCGCGGGCGCCGCGGCCGTGATCCTGGCCGTGGCCGGCTGGCTCTGGCTGCGGCACCACATCGAGCAGCAGGGCGCGGCGCAGTGCGAAGCGAAGGCGGCGCAGGCAGATGCGCAGCGCACCCAGGCTGCCGCCGACCAGTTCCGCGCCAACGAGCACACGGCACAGGACGCGGCCACGACCTATGAGGCCAAGGCTCAGTCCATCGCCGCACGACAACCGGAGGTACGCCATGCCATCCAATCCGCACTCGCTGCGCCGGCTCAGTGCCCGGCTTCGGCCACCTGGAGCGACCTGGTGCTGCCTGGCGCTGCTCTTGTCGGCCTGCGCAGAGCCGCAGGTACAGCCGGCGCAGATCCCGGCGCCTCCCGCTGACCTGGCGCGCCCCTGCGACGCCGGGCCGGACTACCCGACAGGCGACACAAAGCTCGGCGCGCTGCTCGACATCGTTGCTCAACGCGAAGCCGCTGCGGCCGACTGCCGCGAGCGGCATGACGCACTTGTGAAGGCTTGGCCGAAGTGACAACCGTAGTAGCCAGCTTGCGGGACCGCATGATGGTCTCCGACTCCTGCGTGAGCGATGGCGACCGGCGCTACCCAGGCCGCAAGGTCTGGCGCGTCCACGGCGCGCTGATCGGCTTCGCGGGTGACGAGGCCGACTCGTTCCGGTTCCTCGACTGGTACCGCCGCGGCATGGCCGGCAAGCTGAACTTCGGCGAATCTTCGGCGCTGATCCTGTCCGAGCGAGGGCTGGAGTCGTTCGACGCCAACTACGCGCGGCCGGTGCCCATCACGTCCGGTCGCGGTGCCATCGGAACCGGCGCCAAGGCCGCAATGTGCGCCTGGGAGGCGCTGGGCTGGCAAGACCCACAGAAGGCCGTGCGCATCGTCTGCAAGCACGACGCCTGTTCTCTCGGCCCCGTGCGGGTCTATCGATTGAGGTAGCCCAATGGCAGCAGCAGCATGCACAGACGCTGAATTTGTCGAACTTTGGCGCGTTCATAAGTCGGCGTCAAAGGTCGCCGAAGTGCTCGGAATTGGGCTCACCAACGTCCATCGCAGGCGCCGCAACCTAGAGACGAAGCACAACATCAAGCTAGAGGCGAGCCATCCTGCGGCGCAGTTCTATAAGCATCTGTCACCCGAAGAGCACTCGGCGCGTAAGCACCTCGAACTGAACGACGGCTGCGCACTGATCTTCTCGGACGCGCACTTCTGGCCTGGCGTGCGCACCACCGCCTTCCGCGCACTCCTGCTATTCATCCGCGAACTCAAGCCGAAGGCGATCATCTGCAACGGTGACGCCTTCGACGGAGCATCGATCAGCCGGTGGCCGCGCATAGGATGGGACTCAAAGCCGAGCGTCATCGAAGAACTCAAGGCGTGTAAAGACCGCCTCGGCGAAGTGGAAGACGCCGCCAATGGCGCAAAGCTCTACTGGCCGCTCGGCAACCATGATGCCCGCTTCGAGAACCGCCTCGCGCAAAACGCGCCCGAATTTGAAGGGGTCAAGGGCTTCAGTCTGAAGGATCACTTCCCGGCCTGGGCGCCGTGCTGGTCCGTGTGGATCAACGATGATGTCGTGGTGAAACATCGGCTCAAGGGCGGAATTCACGCGACGCGGAACAATACCCTCAACTCCGGCAAGACGACCTTCACCGGGCACCTCCACCAGCTCAAGGTGACGCCGCTGGACGATTACAACGGCACTCGCTGGGGTGTCGATACCGGCACGCTCGCGGAGCCTGGTGGCCCGCAGTTCGTGGACTACACCGAAGACGGCCCGCTTGACTGGCGATCAGGCTTCGCGGTGGCGACGTTTCACTCTGGTCGGCTGCTCTGGCCGGAGGTGTGCCGCGTC